TACCAGTGTTTCCTGTAATTCCTTGAATACCCTGAGTTCCATCAGTACCTTGAGTACCATCAGTACCTTGAGTACCAGTGGTTCCTTGAGTTCCATCCGTTCCCTGAGTTCCATCAGTTCCCTGAGTACCAGTAGTTCCCTGAGTTCCGTCAGTACCTTGAGTACCATCAGTTCCCTGAGTTCCGTCAGTACCTTGTGTTCCAGTAGTTCCCGCAGTTCCTTGAGTACCTTGATCGCCTTTATCACCAGTTCTTGCAAACGTTATAATTACATCTTCTGCATTACTAAAAGAAGTTGCACTACCTGATATATAAGAACCACTTACATTAAAATATCCAGTCTCTTCACTGACACTTGTTATCGTAAATAGAGCAAAATCATCAGAATTAGTTCTATTAGAAATCCTAAAGTGACCTTTTATTGTAGATGTTGAATCATCAATGGTTCTTAAGAATGGTTCTATATTAGTTCCGTTGACATCTTCATCATCGATATAAAGATTTAATGCTCCTGAAAATGGATTTTCACTAAATCTTAATTTTCCTTGACCTGGATCAGAGTTTGTCGTTGTTGTATCGAAAGTATAATCAAATGTAGCTCCACCAAAATTACCATCAACACCAGTTATACCCTGAATTCCTTGAGTACCTTGAGTACCTGTGATTCCTTGAGTACCTTGAGTTCCATTGGTTCCTTGAGTTCCATCAGTACCTTGAGTACCTTGTGTTCCTGTGGTTCCTTGAGATCCGATAGTACCACTAATAGCAACATCACTAATGTCAGTAATTCTGCCATTGGCATCTACAGTTACTTGAGCAATATTTGTTGCGTTGCCATAAGTAGCAGCAGAAGCACCTGTTAAATCAGTTAATGAGGATCCAGAACCACTGAATGATGTTGCAGTAATAATTCCACTTGTATTAATTGAGGAAGAAGTTCCAATACCAACATTAATTATTTCTGTGGGGTTAATTGTATTGACAAAAGTTATATTCCCCGAAGCATCATGCTTTAGAGTAGTTGTTCCAAGTTCTACTTCTTCAATACCTGTAATCTTTTTGGCATTAGGATCTAATACAATTGAAGATGTACCTATACTTAAAATTCCAGTAACTCTTCCGTCACCAACAACAACTAAATCTTCACTATAAGTAACTCCAGAACCAACAGGGTCTACATGAAATTTGGTAGAAGTAACAACACCAACACTCATTCCTCTGGAAGAAGTATTTCCAAGACCAAGAGTTTCATCTAGTGTTTGAGAACCTGCTCCTCCAGAAGCATCAGCACCTACCCATTTACCTGAAGCAGAATCATATTTTAAAAACTTATTATTAACCTTTGCACTATCTCTATCAACATCATCAAGGAACTCAAGACGAACCTCTCCACCACCACCTAATGATGAGAGTTGTTGTTGAATACGATTTACAAATAATCTATAGTGACTCTGGAGTTGATCCAAAGTTACAAATTTCTGATCTAATGGTGTTAATGGATCACTATTCTCTGAAGAACTAGGTTCAGTGATAATATTTTCACTTAAAAGTTCTTTCTCATTAAATTTTTCAAATACTTCTTCAATATATTTTACTTTACTTGCAAGTCTTGAGTTATTTTTTTGTATTTCTTCAATACTTAACTTATCAATCGCAGATTTAACATCTTCATGAATAGTTTTAATACTTTTATTTTGACCCTCAATATGAGATTCATTTCTAAGAATCTCAATTTTTAAATCTACAACTTTTTTATCTAGTTCATCTCTAGTAGTTTCACTCTTTTCAATATCCTCAAGCATCAGATCATGAATCTGATTGACTTCACTAACTTTAGAATTTAAAGTATCAAAAATTTCAGTATTGTCTTCCTTTACAAGTTCAATTTTAGATACAACATCATTTACAGTATTATCTAAAAATTCTGCAAACTCTTTAATTTTTGATTCTGTTTTTATTTCAGAATCAATAATTAAATTTTTATATTTTGGTATATCATTATTCTTTATCCTACCAAGTTCTTCATTGAGAGAATTAAAATCTTCAATATATTTTTCATCAACAACATCTTTTATATTATCTAAAGTATCTTTCAGTTCTTCTTCTAATACTTCACATCTGTTAGTGAGTTTGATTTCAGAATCAGAAACTAATTTTTCATATTTTGGAAGTTCTTCATCAACAAAAGTATTAACTGTTTCAGATAAATCGGAAACATCCAACCTAATTTGAATCAGATTTTTTTGATTTATACCTTTAACTTTTTCCTGAACATCACGAATACATTCCTCAAGAAACAAAAGTTGAGATACTAATGCCTTGTCCAAATCTTCTTTCGTAAGAAGATTCTTAATATCTCCATCTATCTCTTCAATCTTTTCTGAGAGATGATTTACCTTTTCTATATTAGATTGATAGTTCCCTAATGTTTCAGAAAAATCAGTTAGAACATCAACCTTACTTAAATTTCTTTTAAATGCATCATAAGCATCAGAAACAGTATTCAATTCAGGATTTTCAATACTCCCTTGAATTGCATTTTCAACAGATGCCTTTTCTCTATCAAAGTATTCTGATGGTTTTCTGATTGCCACTATTATTACAAATCCTTATGTATAGATATTTATTATATTCCCAGCAAGACAAGTTGTCAAATAATTAATACCGATATTCTTGAATTTTATCTAGTACTTTATTGAGATATTTATGTGCTAAATCTTTTTCTTTCTGCCAAACATCTTTTGATTCCCCATCGACTTCATGCTTGAGTTTAAGAACATGACAAATCATTTCATCCTTATTCAATTGATTCTTTGGCATATAATAAAAAAGACTCTACTCATTATATAGAGTAAAGTCTTTCTTGTCTATTATTGAATTGGGTTTTGTGCTGGTATCAACATACCACCACCTGGTCCATCATCATCATCAATATTTTCCGTGAGTACAGAATGAATTATAAAAGCACCCAACATAAAGGTTGCTAATAACATCATTTTACCATACTCCAGGAATCAGTTGACCTGTTGCTGCATAAGATCCCATTGCGGCAATGACACCAATCATTGCAGCCCAACCATTAATACGTTCTGCTCTTTCGTTCATTTTTTTTCTCTTGTGTTTTGTTGTAAATAATGACTCTACCATTTTCATGAGTGAATACTAATTCATCATCATGTGCCCAGCAGAGTTCTTCGTATAGGGCATTTAGTCTCTCCATATCATCATAGAGTTGATTTGGATTAGGCATTTGTTTTACCAACTGGTTCGTATGGGTGTTGAGGATTGTGCTCACTATCCATAGGTTTAGAAGGATCAAAGGGATCTCTTGAGAGATTTTTGATAACAATGAATGCCTCTTTGTTATACTTACGAGTCCCAATAGGTGATTGCCATTTCTTGTTATACACTTCACCTACATCAATACCAGAAACTTGAGTTCCCGCCATTTCGACTACAATGTTATCTCCTTCTTCCCACCCATATTTTTGGGCAAGAGAAGAAACTTGTTCATAAACAGATGGAGTGTCCATTACTCGATCTTCTGGTTCAAGACTTCCGTGCATCAGTAGAGGTTCTCTTCTTGTTCAGTTTCAATTATAACATCAGAGGTTGGATATGCAACACAAGTGAGTACATATCCTTCTTCCATTTGATCATCATCCAAGAATGATTGATCACTTTGGTCTACTGTACCAGATACAACTTTACCTGCACAAGATGAACAAGCACCTGCACGACAGGAGTAGTTCATATCAACACCACCATCCTCGGCAGCATCAAGAAGGTATTGATCATCTGCACATTTAACTGTGGTTTCAACCCCATCAGGAGTGCGGAAGGTAACGTTAAAGTCCATTAGTAAGTTTCGGAAAGGTTTTCTAAAGAGTATGCCAACAACACAAGGAAGGCAATACTAGTTATTGTAAACAAAATTTGATACATTGTCAAGTGCTCAAAAACCGAAAAGTCCGAAAAAGAACACACTACCAGTTGTAGCATAAGAAACCAGTGCAAAAGCAAATCCAATCATTGCCGTGCGACCATTGAGTTTCTCTGCACGTTCTGCATATGTCTCAAGACCATATGCCTCAGTATAAGATGGATCAACATACATGCGGGGTTCAGTAGCCCACATGTTTGTGCGTCCACCGTCTTCTGTTGTTACAGTCATTTGAGTTTTGTGAAGAAACATTACATTATTATATAGGAAAAATAAAGAGGGGTCAAGCCCCTCTCTGTGTTATTCACCACTTTTTTGTATAATGTATGCTCTACCTTGCTCATCGAATCCGTCAATATCAATATAAACTGGTTTACCCGAAAAATTATCTACCGGTGCAACTAACAAATAAGGACCAGGAACTCTATCAGTTCTTACATCATAAGTTCTAAAGTTAGTAGGATGAAAATGAATCGTAACTACTTTCTTGCCAGGATTACGACAAGTATGTCCAAGTTCTCTCATATGATATGTAATCTTATTATCACAACCAGGTTTACCCATCGTATAATTCATAGCATTACATGTTGGTATTGGAGTTTTAAAAATCCAAGAGTCTTGTGATGCTGAATTATCATATGGTTCAACCTCCCAGTTCTTACCATCTGTAGTGGATATTTCCCATCGACTCAATGCATAAAATTGTTTTTCCATATTAAGACTCTTGAAGAATCGAAGAGTATCATCAAAAATAATATCTGCATTTGCAACTACACAAATTTGTTCTTTAAGATTTTCATTACAAAAATCAAAAAGATCTTTATATGATGGTCTTTCTTTTCTTACTATTCTATGAATTTTAGGAGAGTCGAAATTAAGTTCAGCATCATCTTCCATAAAAATATAAACCTTATCAATATATTCATTGGCAA